AGACCCTATTTGCTATCCTATACTGGCACGTCATGGGTAATGATTACTGCCGGTGGTGGTAGCTCGGGCATCGCTCAGGCCGCCATGAGCGGCTGGGACAGGCCCACGGCGAACGGCCCGTACCCTCCGATCACGGCCGTAGACGCGACGACTGTAGCCATTCCTGCGGGCACCGGCAGAATCATTAAGCCAAGCGCACGCGATTTGTCGGGTGTCACAGAGGTATCTTGGGCGGCTCAGAATGTGGTGCTAAGTTTTGTGGCTACCTCATGGAATACTATTCTGGGTATCAATGCGCTGGGTCAAGTCGTACAATTCACTGGCAACTTTAGCCCGGTATGGGCGCGTGAGAATATCCTGATCGGTTCCGTTGCGCATATCAACGGTGTGATTAATGAAATTAATACCGTTCCTGCGATCTTTGGAGATATGACTTACGCCTCATACGACGTAAGCAGCCTGTTGCATAATACGCTTATCAGTGGTGGGCGGCTGCTGGCAAATGCGGTTAGCCCGTTCCATGTTGACTTGCAAGCGGGTGCTATCTTTACCCTAGGTGGCGATGCTAATGATGTTAACGATCCCAACAAGCGGGATTTCCCATCTTCATTCGATCTAAGTTTCTTCCCGGTCACTGGCAACAATACGGTCAGTGCGATTACTCAAAACGTTCCGGTTACGAACTATGATCCGAATGGTGCTGGGGCCATTGTTGCTATTCCCGGTGGCGCTTCGACCACTTCCATTCACCGTATGTATCTACTAGCCGGGGAGTTCATTTTCCTGTACGGTCAGAAGACCTATGCGGATCTGACCACGGCACTATCGCAGCTAGGTGTGGATGACTCTGCTACTATCTTCCCATCGAAGCTGACTAATGCCACTTTCCTGAGCTACATTGTGGCACAGAAGGATTGTGCCGATCTAAAGGACACTACAAAGGCTCGCCTCTTGACTAGGGGTGGCACCAGTTTCAGCATCGGTTCCGCTAGCTCCATTTCCGAAGCCCCTATTAATGGTCTTATCTATGGCCGTAAGGATGCCGGCTGGTCAGAGACAATCCCGGCACCAAAGGGGCCGTCGTCTACGCTGCGTCAAATCTTCTTCGACACTAACCTGCTTCATCGCTGGTCGATCACTGTAAATGATACGCCAGAAGGCGGCGGTAATACTGGCTCTAGTCTTGAGATTCGTCGGTATGATGATGCTGGCGTCTTGATAAACTCCCCGGTTGCTATTAATCGTACCACAGGAGAGGTTTTTACAACTGCTTCTCTTACGGTTCAAGGTGCCGCTAGTCACATCACTGCGGGCGGTGACGTAAGGGCCAATAGCAACTTCGCATCTACCAATACATCGGTAGTGCTGGCAACGTCGGCGGCTGGTAATATCTTTCTGCGTCCCAATGGGGCTGGTTCTTCGTCTGGTCAAACTACCATTGCATCTAATGGTAATCTAATAGCGGCTGGCGGCGTCAGTGGTATCGGCCTATTCGCTAGACCACAAGGCGGCGGCGAAGGCGGTGAGCTAACGCTTGAGGGAACTGGCGGGGCTAGCAACGCCATCATTGACAACGTGGGGCCGCAAACCCGCTTCTTCGGCGGTGCTGCTGCCCCCATGCAATGGAACCGGGAAACTGGTGAACTCACTGCACCGGGTTCGATCACAAGTGGACAGGGAGTGATTGCGAATCAGAATTTCGGGTCTTCAAGCAACATCGCTGTGCTTGGTCCGGCTGCTGCTGTTGCGGGCACGGTTCTACTGCGGCCCAATGGCGTTAATGTCTCTACAAATGAGTTTACCTTTGCCTCTAATGGTAACTTCGGTGCTGCTGGCTCTATCAGTGGCTTTTCGGTAGTGTCGCAACAGGACTTTACGGCTACCGGTGTCAACTGTGTATTGGCTGCGCAAGGCGGCGGCATATTCCTGCGGCCAAATGGTGCTGGTAGTGCGGTAGGTCAAGCCATTCTTGGTGCTGCTGGTAATTTCTCTTGCGCTGACGTTAGTACAAGTAACAATGTCGCTGCCACAGGACGGGTTACTTCTGGCACCCACTTCAATGGCCTAGGTGTCACTACCGTTCTGTCCGCAAATGGCGGCGGCGGGGGTTCCATCCTGTTCCGGCCACAGGGCGCAGATAATGGCACCAACCAAGCCACCCTCGATGCTGGCGGTAATTTTACATCTGTAAATCAGACCGCAACGTCTGACCAAATTCTTAAAGAAAATATTTCTCCAAAAGCCCCGCGTAGAAATCTGGCTGATCTAATCGCCCTGTATACCTACGTTTGGAAGAGCGATGGCCGTGCTGGCATGGGGCAAATTGCGCAACAGGTTCGGGAGCACGCGCCGGAGTACGTCCATGAGGGAACCGATGGTATCTTGAGCATTGATAAGGCCAGTCTGGCTATGGAGTGTATTCTTGGCCTAGCGGAGCGGGTAAAAGAACTAGAGGATAAAGTCAATGACCTTGCCGGCTAGCCCTCCGATTACTAAGCTGCAAATCTATACGGAATTTGCGGTTCCTCTGAATACACCCTTCACCCAACTGGTGAGGGGTGGCCTGTACGTGCCTAACACGCCAGCAAATGCCGCCATTCCTACGGCCCCGCCACTCAGTATGTTGCAGTTCCTAGGGGCCTCTGCACAGCCACCGATTGACTTCCAGAATGCGACTTGTAGTGCTGGGGCGCTAGCTCCAAACGATGCGACGGCAACGCTTAATATCAATGCTGGCGGTACGGTCACACGCGGCATTAATAACGGTGCGCCACAGACCCTTTATACGTGGCTACTATCGGGGGCCGCAAGCGCATGGGAAGTGGTGGCTACTTTGCAATCCGGCAATACTAACCTAGGCACATACGGAACGCCCCTTAATCTGGGGTCTGGTCGGTCGTGGGGGTGCTTCTTTGGTGGCAACTCAGGATCGCAGTCGGCCACGGTACTGATTCAAGTACGGCCAGCCGGGGGCGGGGCCTTCGTGGATTCCTGCACGTTCAGCCTAGACGCCACGGTCGAGAGCTAAAGTGCCAGGCACAACAAAGCCCCCGGAGTCAGGGGCCGGAGGCTTTGAGGGGCAGTTTAGGGGCCTGCCAACCCTACACCTAGGGCGGTGCCGGTTACGGAGGAAACCGGGCCGTGCGTCGGTGTTCTTAATCGACCTTTACATACATCGGTTTTGCGGTGGCGTAATTGTGGTCCCGCATGGTTGCACCAAACTCGTCTTCCGTTTTGGCATAGCCTAGAACCCGGTCCTCATCGTCCATGATGGCCCAACCTACTCGCATTAGGGGGGATTCACTGTACCCCTTTTTCACTATCCATGCGACGCCCACTAGGACACCGATCGCAAAGATCAGGATAATCATTGTGAGAGTGACGGCAATTTCAGGGGTCAGGCCCATTTTGTTTCTCCGATGGCGGCTTTAGTCTTCATTCTCTTACCCAAGTACCTCACGGCGGATGGGCAGGTTACGTGGTTTCGGGAGCCAAGTTCCTAGCATACTTGCTGGATACTCACAGGGGGGCAAGTTCGTCAGGGAGTATGCCGAGAATGAAGACTAAAACGGTCACTGATTGTTAGGGTTATTGGGGTCAATCCAGACTGAGAATACAGGCCGGGTTTCTGGAAGAGTGTTAACAGGCAGTGCAAAATTTAGCTGTGCCATTAGGGCCTGCGTTGCATCCACAGCCAACTGCATTACCAATGGGCCGGGGGCATAGTTACCGCTATTAACCAACGCTTGGAACGTTTCAATCAACGTCCGATCATAGACGGTCAATTGTTCATATCGGGAATCAGCGGCTTTGAGTGCCATGCTTTTGTCCTCTGTCTCTTAGCAGTTCTACCCAAGTCTGGTTCCGGGTCTTTAGCCGGTGAACCAATGCCGGCTTTGACTTTTTGTATCCTCGCCTTACTGCGTCTGCGTATACGGCATTAATGCTAAAATACTTAGTGCCGTCTATACAGTAGTGAGGGTATTCATTGAACTGTCGCATTACATCGTTGTGATGAGGATGGGGTTTAGTATCCATTTGCCCTCCTAAACAGGGCCGGGGGGTGCGGAATCCCCCCGGCTCTGAACCTAGCTAGACTGTTAAGGCCCGACTAGGTTTTTACTGGTCTTACGGCTGGATGAAGACGTACACCGTCTGCATCTGGTTCTGGCCGAAGCCGATACCCGTCTGCACGGCAACGTTCTGGTTCGCAGAAGCGGCGAGGCCGAGGGCGGCGGCCGAACCCTGCTGCTGGGTGAAGCCGATGGAACCCGACTGTGCGGCGCTGTCATTGCCGGAAAGCTGGGTGGCACCGAAGCTGGTATTGCCAGCGGCGGCGGACGACTGCTGACCGGTGACACCGATGAGGGCGGCAGTGCTGCCACCGACCGACGAAGAACCGACCTGCGATTGTGCGCCGGACTCGAACGAACCGGCCGCAATACCCAGATCAACGGCACCGGCAGTACCAGCGGCGAAGGTCAGGGCCAGAGCAACGATGAGCTTACGCATTTGTATATCCTCAGTTTAGAGGGGCTTGTAATACTAGCTATGGGTGCCCCGATTCCCCCATAGCCTAAGGGGGAGGGTTACTTACCTTACTTTCTTGCCCTCTTCATCGAGTTCAAGAGTCTGGCCGTTGCTACCCCGGATAGTGGTAGCAGCCATCTTCTTGCTGTCTTCCGAGGGCTGGGTTACTTCGCCACGCGGGGTACGCGGCTGGTATTCCTGCGGGGCCGATTGCGGCTGCGGTTCAGAGGGTGCGCTTTTCGGTTGCGCCACCGGCACATCCATGCCCAACAGGCCAAGCTGTTCGCAGGCACCCTGCGTCCGAGGTTCCTTGTCCTGCTTGGCGTTGGTTTCTGCCATGCAGATTTCCCATACCTGCATGACGATCAGACGGCTTGCCATATCGGTGAGGCCGGCATTGTAGGCATTGGCTGCGGCAGTACCGAATTTTTCTGCGCGTCGCAGGCTTTGGCAATTGCCGTCCATCTTGGGGCCGCTTGCGCCGAGGCTCAGACCGAAGCCCGATGCACCCGCCGAAACGGTGCCGCCGCAATAGTCGGATGAGAACGAAACAGCGGCGGCCAAAGGCACGGCGGCGTTCGTCTTGATCTTCTGGGTGGTCGTGGTGGGAATCTGGCTGGCTTCAAAGGTCTGCGAAAGACCCACGCCAACTGCCAATTCGGTAGACTGATTGGGGTTCACCACGTTGAGGTTATCGGAACTGGCCCCGGCTGCGCTTTCGCTATTGGAGCCTGAGATAGCGCCGGAACTGGAATTGGTATTGACGGTGTTGTCAACTTCCACGGCCCCAGCGGCCCCCATCGACAACAGGAGGGCGGCTGCAAGAATTGACTTGCGCATGATTGTATTCCTTTGGGTCGGGGCGGATAAGGTTTCCGGTGGGCCTGCCCCCAAGCCCCCCGGATCAGTCAGGACATATTAAGGTAGATGAGCGCCTGAGTCAACTACCGTTCGTCGGCCCCCCGGACCATACGGTGCCCCCTATTTATGTACGGCCCTGCGTGAAATCTGGATCACTCGCAAGACCTGAGCCAAGCTGTTCTAGCGTAGCTCGACGGCTCAGAGGGGGCTGAATGGCCCCCGGCAAAGTGGAGTAGGACGATAGGGAGCGATCTAGCAGTGCAGGGAGCCAGTGGGAAGCATCCTCCATGGCATAGCTAGGACCGCTACCGCCAGACCAACGCGGATCACGGGGGGTAAGACGAGCAGCATGGACGCCATGATGCACCCAAAATTGGCTACCTGTCCAGACTAGGACATATGATATGCCCCCGGCCTTAGCCCTTTCCCTATGCCATTTGCGCTGGGAAGGAAGCATATGAACTCCATCCTTCCTTTGTATCTTTAGCTCAATCCAAATGTCTTTGTCCGCTTTGGAGAGATTTAGGTCGGGTATTCCGCTGCTAGTAACAGGGCTTTCAACATGCGAAACATGATAGCCCCGAATAGATGCTACATATTGCATCCATTCACGGAAGTCTTTTTCACTCTTGATATTATTCGGTAGTTTCATCATCGTAGCTCGCAAAGAGAGGGTAAAATTTCTTTAGTGCTTCCTCTAGTGTATCTGAGTCTATTCGTGGCACAATGCTGATCCTAGATTCAGGATTGCCGGGGTACTTTCCCGGCCCCACTTTTAGATATCCTTTCTTAACTCTTCTGGGTATCATACCTAGCTGCACAAGGCGCTCATTAAATTGCTTGTTTGTACTGCATCCCCTTCCCCGACTATGATACTTTATATAATACCTCTGAAAATCAAGAAAGAAATTCTTAGCCTCTATCCACTCAGCCCCTTGATATGTAACTATAGGGAAGGTGAGATTACTATTGCTAAGACCCTCTAGTATGGATTCGTCTTCCTTCATGCCAATGAACAACGATTGCACCCATTCCGGAAATACTGCATCCATTTCATGTGCATTAGTTAGCTTGCGCTGTTCCAGCAATTCCTCTGTCTCCAACGCTTTGGAAAGGCTATGCGTGATTTTTCTGGAGAGGAAAAAATACAAAATCTTGCCTAGGTATTCTGGGTTATATGGCACCCCATCATTATCGGCTGCCATTAATGCCCTAAACGGCCTCCAATACTCGTCATCCCCACTTGGGTGAGTATCACTGACCTTCAATACGTAGAATCGACGGCTATCCATACCTGCCGGAATAGCCCAATCCTCATTAGTCGTGAACATGAGCATTAGACAATTTTTCTGGTCCCAATGCTTGACAAACTTGTCATTCCAGTCAATAGGGGATTCGGTAATCAGAGCCTTTAGCCTTTCTGCCTCGCCCTTGTTGGCTGAGAATACGGCTTCCTCACCCACTACTAGAATCTTGTTTGCCATTCGCCCGGAAAAAGAGCCTAGCAGCGATTCGCGGGACGATACGCGGGCAGCGTGTTCTTTACCAATTATGAGCCGGAAGATATCGCAGAATGAAGTCTTGCCCGTACCCTCTTTTCCTTTTAGTACAAGGGCTATCCCTATAAGGTCTAGTGGATTTTGTAGTTTCTTAGCTATCAGATCAAGCAGAAAATCATAGTGGCTTTGATTGCCACAGCAGATAACATTTAGCGTATGATCGAGAAACAATTGAATGTCACTCGACTCACACTTTACAGGCTTGATAGCAAAGCCAGTATATCGGTTATAGTCGCCTTCCTTTTCAGTGCCGGGATGCTGCATGACTACTTCCCCTTCTCTGCGGTACTTGCTTTTTAGCCAGTATTCAGCAGCAGGAACGTATCGCTCGCCCACTAGAATAGGGGGCAGGTTAGCGGCTACATGGCTCTTTAGTTCGCTTGCGGTTGTGCGGGTAAGGCTATGCTCCCCTATCGTTATGATAGAGTGCCCACCCTGCGAAGTAGACATATAACGCTTATTCATTTCCATAACGGCGGCATAGGCATCCATGTTGATGCCCGAATACTTCATATCAGCGGCGGTAGTTTCGCGGCCTCGTTTCTTAGCCTCGTAGATAACCCATGCTAGTGTTATCTTTCGGCTGCGATCGACGCTAAAGGACTCCCATTTCTTTTCGCATTCCCCTAGCTTAAAGTTTGCGCTTTGTGAACTCCACTCTATCCAAAGGTCTAGGTGCCCTTGGCCGGGGTCGTTATCGTGTAGTGCCATGCCAATAGCACGCCACTCATCATACGGGCATCCGGGGTCAAAGTACGTTAGCAGTTCACGAATGAAATCATCGGGGGCGACACTGGCAAATTCTTCTGGTTCCTCTTTCTTTTTCTTGCTGGTCTTCCCGCCTAGTGACTCTAGCATCTTTTCAGGAATAGAGCCGGGTTCGCCACCACTGCCCCATGTATACCGGATTCCGTTGACAATGGAAGGCGGCAATAGGACGGCAGTTTTCTTCTCTAGGCCCGGTATCTTTTTGAAGAACGTAACCTTATGGTCTGAGGTATAGAAATGCGCGCCCCCTCCTGAGGTTAGGACGCACAGCCCCTCTAGCAAATCCCTTTTGGTTAGACCGGTTGCTTCAAATACGTCTTCCTTGCCCGGATGATGGTCAAAGTCCAGTACCACAATACCGTCAGGCAATACTCCTAGGATATTGTAGCCTTCATATGGGCCATTAGGGCCGAACCAATGCTTGATTACTTCCGGGCTAAGAGTAGCGTGTTCGATACCTAGGTTTTTAATGAAGCCCTTAGTATCCCGTTTCTGCGGTAGAATCTTAATGCCGACCTTGATATAGAACAGGGCGCTTTCATATATAGCGCGGTCTTGCTCGCATTCGTCTATTGTTTTGAAGAATCCTAGGTCAATGTTAAGCATGGTGTATTGCCTCCCACCAGTTAGCGCCCGTGCCTGATAGTTCCAGCACTAGGGGCACTCTAAACCACGGGTAATTATCTCTTATGGCTTCCTGAATCCTGGCCCAGATCGGTTGCCAATTTTCGGGGACAGACATACCGTATGAATCGTGAGTGTTCAAAAGCAAGCGGCCTTCACTGCCCAATGCCTGTTCTATTAGCTGCCAGTTTCTTTTATTGATATCGGCGGCTGTAGCCTGCACTGCCAGAGCTTGGGCCTTATGATTGCTCATGCCCTTTGGGAACCGCAGTCGTCGCCCGTTATATGTTTCTAGGTATCCGAATTTGTCTGTTGTCGCACGTGCGCGCCTTGCAAATTCACGTACACCGGGGAGCATCTTATGATAGCGGTCGATTAGCTCTTTAGCTTCCGGGCCGGACTTGCGATAGCGAAAAGTATTCTTGCCTTTCTTGAACTCATCCCATTCCCATGGTAGGCCAAGCTTCATAGCCACAAGGCCGTCACCGCAACCCATGATAATAGATAGGTTCAGTTCCTTAGCATTCGGCTGGCCGGCATAGTGCGCTTTACGTGGTAGGCCGGTCATATCGGCCACGTATTGATGGAAGTCTAGTCTAGGGTTTGCATTGAATGCTGCAATGAGGTCTTTATTATTAACCAGATGCGCGAACGTGCGTACCTCGAAAGAGTGCATATCGGCATCCAGCCATATCTGCCCCTCTTCTGGCTCAAATATAGGCTTCACGATACAGGCCACATCCTCATTGCGGGATGGGATTTGTTGCATGGCTGGCTCAGTATAGCTAAAGCGGCCCGTGCCTGTTCCTCCATCTTCACCCTTGGTTTGATGGATACTCGGATATACGCGGCCATTGATGGCATTACTGAGGATATGGCCCTTTAGGAACGTGTCCCGTGTCTTTTGGAGTGAACGGGTTTCCAGTATTCCCAAAGCGAGGGAGTCATTAATGCGACGCAAGGCATCCGCACTAAAGCTAGGGTCGCCACCGGGGGTAGAGGGTAGCGGGGTGCCATATTGTGTGAACCATACCCCGTCAATCTGGCGCGGCTTATACAGCGCGCGAACCTGCAACGGAGAGTCTAGGTTAAAGACGCAACCGGCAGTCTCAAATAGTCGTGCCTTCTGTGCGTCGATTTGCGTAGTGAGCTTATCCACCGCAGCGTGGGCAGCCTCTTCATTCACCCGGATACCCTGCATTTCAGATCGGATGATAGTGGGCATTATGGACCGTTCAAACTCTACGATCCTTTCTATCCCCTGTTCCTTGATTCGCCGTTCCTGATCCTGCCATAGATCGTGGCACAATTCGGCGTCAGGTATGGCATACGGGGCTACCATTTCCTTAGGGGCTTTATGGATTCGTCCAGCCTGAGCGGCACGGGTAGGCTTGCCCCCGAACATATCGGCCAATTGTTGCCATATCTCAGACTCTTTCTTGCGGCCTAGATACTTCTCTCCCTGATTGTCTAGGGAGTAGCTAATCTCATGCTCATTTAGCAGAGTGGCCCGGATGACAGTATCTTGCATTCGTTCTAGGTCCAGATGAATCCCGGCATTGCGGCACATGCGGAAGTCATAGGACGCATTATGACACACTACCGGGATACCGCTAGTGCGGTCCAGTATATTGAGGAATTCACCGGCCCCGTCTACACGGAGGTCAATATAGGTGGCTTCCTGCCCTGTTACCTGCCATGAAACGCCTATGGCCCTATCCTTAGGGCCTAGGCCGGTAGATTCAGTGTCTACTGCGAGGATATCGGGCATTATTTCTTGGCTGCTTGACGGGCTTCGTATCTTTCTCTTGATTCCCTCTCCAGTATACGCTTATTGCGCATCATATCTTCATAGTTTTCTTCATATGCTTCTAGCCATTCCAATGCCGCAGTAGCAATATCGTTAGCGTCCTCTGCCAATTCCTCTGCACTAAAAAGGAATTTATCTGCCTCTTCATCCCTTTCATTAAGGAGTCTAACACTTCCGGTTAAAGCAGCGGCCATGAATAGCTCATATGCTTTTACTTTTTCCTCTTTCAGTAGCATGATTATATACCTCAATGTTGCGCGTGGGACGGAGCCTCTTGCATAGCGTCCGCCATACACACGTCAAAGTTATAGTGAATCGTAGCCTCTAGATGATGGCGCATTCTACGCTGCACCGTTAGAGGAACCTTCGGAGCATTGTGCATCCGAATAGTGGCCGGAATCTTCTGGTAAATGGCCGGGGTGTCGGACCATTCCAGCACGGTCTTGAATATGGAACGCTTATCGCCTATCGCGCGCTGTTCCAGCTTCATTCCTGCTAGGCGAATATGCAGCCCGCGCGAATCCAATACGCAGACAAACTCCCAACGCTTTTTCTCGTAGGAGGATAGGGTTTCGATCACTTCAATTCTCATGGCGCAATTCCTTCATCCCAACTGTACGTGTCCGGGCCATCTTCTCCACTACAGGCATCTCGCACTATATCAGCATAGGCGGGGCCGGCTAGTTTGCGCACCATTTGATCTATTACCCATGCCTTGTGGTGGGCGCCGTCTATGCCACCATATTGCACAGCTATTTCAATAGCTTCACTCATCCGCTTTTCTAGTGTCTTCATAGCATCCTCACAAAAAAGCCCCGGACACCCCCAGAAACGGGGGGCCGGGGTTGTGGTAATCAGATGACAGCGGATTCAGGTTCTTCGTCGGCTTCATCATCCAGCGTACCATAGGCAACGGCACGCTCGCCAGCCTTGATGGCATTGAACAGGTTTTCTGCCTTGCGGTAGATACCTTCCGACACGTAGCCTAGGGGCTTGACTTCATAGCTGTAGTATTCGCCCTTTTTGCCCTTCTCTTCGATGGCGCGCAGCTTGTAGGCTTTGGAGAACCGATCCCCCACGCCCATCTGCACCAACGCATTGAGCTTGCGCGATACCTTGAGCTTGGAGCGGGACCACGACAAAACAGCCTCTTCCAAAGCGCCATCATCGCGGACAAGGTAAACAAAATTGACGGCATGGAGGTTTACCTCATGGTCATCGGGGTTTTCCAGTTCCGCGCGTGCGGCTTCGGCATCATCCTCAGTCGGGAAAGTGCCGACGAATCCGCCACCGGACTTGCGGCTCTGCCAGATGATCCATTCCTTACGGAAGACGATGGGAATGAAGACGATTTCCCCACCATACAACTCGCCGGAAATGGTATTGAAGATCATACCCTGCTCGGCCCCTTCGATGTACTTGGGGTCGTTGCGCTTGATTTGCGGGCTAAGGGCCTGCAAAACCTCGATTCGCGGAAGGGTAATGTCTTCCTGCGTTACGTCTTCCGAACCACGGCGGGATTCCGGGTCCAGATACGCGGGGCGGTCGCTCGTTACCAGTGCGCCGATTCCGTCATTCTTTTTCAGGTCTTTGCTAGCCATTTCGTAGTCCTCAGTTCGTCAGGAAGGTTACTTGGTATAGATCACTGCACGGGAGAATGGCGTAACCTTCAAAACCTCTTCGTCCGGCAGTTCATCATCCTTGTTCAATTGCTCCTTGCAAAACGCCTTCAACGTTTGCGCGTTGACGGTGGGCACGATCATGGCATCGTTTCCAGTCTCTTCCAGCCATGCGTGCATTGCGGCCTTATTCTTCACGGTGACATAGAGGTCGGACGTGAGGGTGCAACGGCCGAATCCGCCAGTCACAGAGCGAATATCCTCTTCGGCCATTTCACCCGGTATCAGTTCCAGCCTCAACTGGTCATACTCTTTCTGTAGGGGCTTGGCCTGCTCTTCCAGCGCATCCAGTTCATCCCCCAATTCCTTCATACGTTCGATCAGATCAGTGAGCTTGCTCATGGTATTCTCTTTAGTGGGCGGTAGGGTCATTATACAACACAGCCCGACTAGCTTGTCAAGCCTCGTCGAACATAGACAACAGGGCACGGGGGTTCTCCAGTGAAGATGATACGAAATCTGCTAGACTCTTTTTCCCCTCCGCAATTTCCTTCATGTGCCTATCAAGAAAGACATTGGCTAGCAGATCAATAACCATTGTCGGTTCCGTCTGCCCGATGCGGTCAATACGCTTCTCGGACTGTACCAGTTCCTCATAGTTAAACGTTCCCGAATAACGCACCATGAGTTTACCGGCCGTCATCGTGAAGCCTCTTGATCCTCGCGCGTATGTCGAAACAATGATCCGCACGTCCGGATCGGTCTGAAACCGGTTAACGGTATCAATCGTCGGCTCAATATCTGGGTCCAGTCGAACGGCACCGTAATCCAATAGCGAGCGATGAATCAATTTAACCTCTGGCACGAATCGGCAGAATACAACAATCTTTTGCCCGGTGCCTTCGACTATCTCTTTCAACTCATCGAGCTTTGGATTCTTCTCAAGCGGGACAAGTATACCGGAATCCGTAGCGAAATGTCCGCCGATAATCTGCGCGCCACGGGTGTAGAATGACAGGGCATTTTCGACGGTTAGCTCTTCATTATCCAGCATCGTAGCCATCTGCGTTTTCAGTTCACGCAAAAGGCGCTTCTGCTCTGCGGATACGCTAACGTTACGGGTTTCATGCGCCTGAGGCGGCAAATCTACCGGGTTCGTAACAGTATGCGTAAAGGGTTCGATTGTGGCTAGCAGTTCATTGATATTCTTATAGCCAATAATCTGCTTGTTTTCAAAGCCGCCCATCACGCAATAACGATTGCGGAAACTGTAATACGATTTGAACCCCAAGATTTTAGGGTCAAGAAACTGGAACTGGCTATACAAATCCCCTACGCCTTTGGTAATGGGCGTTCCCGTGAGGATATTGTTAACGACTGTCTTAGCGCCTAGCTCCTGCACAACTTCGGATCGACGGGCCTTGAAATTCTTGATACTCTGGGACTCATCTATGCCTAGCGCCAGATGGTCATGCAAACGGTGCCTGAGCCGATCAGGAAGCCCGCCAGCCTGTAGCGAGGCAATTCCAAAGACTTCGACCTTTTCGTTTATGCCCGGTGCCCATAGGCGCATCTGCTCATGCCAATTGCCCGTCAAAGTGTTAGGGCAAAACATCCAGCCTTCCGCAATCCGGCCCTCTAGCAAATACTGCGACCACAGTTCTAGCAGGGTACGGGACTTGCCCGATCCCATTTCATGGAAGAAAGCGAAAGCCCTTTTGCCATAGGCTTTATCTAGGGCTTCACGTTGATGCGACAATAGCCCGACAGGATCAGCCGGGAATCGGTGAGCCACGACGATTCCCGAAACGTCCTGCGATGGGAGAGGCTTAGAGGCTTCCCATGCCTTAGGATCGAATTCCGCGCGCTGGAAATTGGCCCTTAGATAGTGGCGATTTGCAGCGTTATTGGATAGCTTCCAGTAACGTTTAGAAGCTAGGTATTTACGTTCTGGCGCACCCCTAGCCCGCGCGGACCACATACCGGGCAGGATAAAGGAATCATCTACTAGCAAAATTGTAGGCATGGGCGGCCCTTTCCGGGTTAATTGAACTCTACGGGTTCCGTATCTTCGTCATCCGGAAAATCGACTTCACGGAATCCGACTTGTTTGTTGCACTTCGGACAGATAATGGGACTGCCATTAATGGGACGCTTGCCAGTCGATTCTAGGATGAAGTCATTAGACTGAACTAGCATCCCCGGAATAGCATGGAAATTGGGGTCAACTGGTCGGGCTATGACGCCCCCGCAATGCTTATGGATCATCTTAATCATATCCCTTGTCCTCTTTTGATTAGTTTACAGGGACCGCGCCGGCATTCCATGCAGACCTTTGGAACTGGCATCCCCTTAGCCCGCATTTGAATGTTGCATTGAAACTGGCGGGAACTGATGGAGATTCGATTCAGAATCATAGCGACAAGTTTACCACAAGAAAGCCAACGGGTATCATTACTCATTGGCCCCTCTTCGCTCATGCTAGATCAGGTTTAATGCCGGTCTTGAAAAACCTCTTGAACCGTTCGCAGAATGAACCATTGTAGCGGGCCAGCAAATCATCATACCGATAGCCTAGCTCCCGATAGTTCAGGATCATTTGCGTTTTATCATTCGCCAGATTGCGGATATTGTCCGCGATATCCTGCAATTGATCGGCCCTCTCAGGGTGCATCGCTTTCAGGTGCATGAGAGCGAGGTAAGATTCACCGGACTCCATAGCGGCCATTTTCATGCCTCCACTTGTGCGCGCTTCGGGTGGTTAAAACGATCATCCCTAATGTAGCGGATAAATGCGAGGGAAGCATTCAGTCCCCCCTTCTGGGGGTGATCCCAGCCTAGGCCACATTCTTGCAGCATGTAAGCCTTCAAATCGTCGTTGTTTTCGGCTAGTCTTTTAGCCTCCACCGTCAGCACGGTAACGGCTACAGCAACACGCTCTTTACTAGAGCATTCGCCCAACAGGGAAAAGATACGGTCGGCAATCGGACTATGTTCCATGGTGACTGAATCCTATGAAGTAGCCGAGAATTCCCCCGGCTACTATGGTGAGAATGGCTAGCCAGATGATGGCCCTTTTAATCAGTTTGCCATACATGGAATGTAAGCCTCCTGAACTATAGAACCAGACACCCGACAAACCTAACATGAAAGCAACACGTGAACGCAACCTTTCCGCTGGTCACATTCAGCACGCTCGGGGCTACCGTCGGTCATTTCATCGGCTCGCACTACACGCCAGCCATGATCCAGCCCGGTAGGGTGATTATGGTCTGCGAATTCGATCACTTCCGCATCCGTATAATCCTGGGGTACGCATACCTGCAAATTCAGCAGGCTCCAACGCACTATTTCGGGAACCTTACCAGTCATAACACTCCCCAAAGGTGAGGGGCCGCCTTTTGGTAGCGCGGCCCGTCTGGGATTACAGGCCGATGATTGCCACCCGGATATCCCGGCCTTGATCGGGCACGGGTTCGCCGTTGCGTTGCGCTTCCTTCTGCTTGCGCACACGTGCAACCTTATCGGCTACGGCCTTCTGCACTTTGGCGCGATGCTCTTCCGGCATGACCTTACCGGCATCTTCGATTGCATCGCACAATTCGATGGTGGCGGCACGGTGGTAAGCGGGGGGCACGTTCCGGGCCAGATCACGCAGGCCAGTAATCCATGCTTCGATGGGGGTCGTTTCGATGACGGTATCCAGTTCATCGTCAGTGACGAATTGCAGGGCCGTATCCACAAGCCACGACGGCAGGTGAACGTTCGTGAAGTCTTCACCGATTTCGACGGTGAAGAGGCGCCAGTCTGCGGACTCGGCGGGGCCGATATACGGGCTAACGCAGGCGCAGTAAACGATTGCCTTATCCAGTGCTTCGGGGGTGGGCGTGATCTTCATGCCATTCAGCACGATAAGCGCACGCACTTCTGCAACGGTCTTGAACTCTTCCACGACTTCGGCGAAATTGACGGTTTCCATGATGCTTTATGCTCCGGTTTCTACTGCGGGTGATGGGGCGGCTTCTTCGGGCAGGTTATCCATGACGGACAGGGCTGCAATCGCGGTCTTGAAAGGCTCTTCCTCATTGACCGTGATACTTTTGAACGGGCTATTAGCCCGCGTTTCATTGATACTGGCGACGGCATCGCAAACCATAGCGGTCCCGAATATCAGACGGTCCACCGGACTCATACCCAGACGGGCAATGATATGGGCGGCAAAATCGTGGGCGGGATTAACGCGTTGCATTGGTTTCTCCGAGTGACTTAGCGAGGGCCGGGATATCGGCCAGTTCAGGCAGGGGCGGAACCTTGCCATTTACCACACCCCGAGATTGCCAGAAGTAGCGGATTGCATTTTCGATCTTTTCGCGGGTGTAATGTTGCGGGGCGTCAGATGTGCGAATAAGCGGGCGGCTCATAATGGGTTTCTCGGTTGCGGACGACTATCGTAACGCTAACCGGCTCCCCTGTCAATGGCTGAACAGGGGGCGCGGCTACCGTTCGTCGGATGGGTTTATGAACGGGTGTTAGTGTCCAGCAGCCAGCCCATACAATCGGCATCGCGCCGACTGACCAGACCGCGAATGATATTACCGCAATTCATCCGCCTATGGCCGGGATTCAGGCCGGGATAAGCCTTACCCGTCTTTTCGTACACGTAAATTTCAATGTCGTCTAGCGTGCGATAAGACAACAGCAACGCTACCGCATCCCCGCAATTTGCCTCCGGGCCATAGCCCTCCCGATAGCCCTCCATTGTGCTAGCCAGATTGGAGCGGCTAACCCGTTCGCACTGCCATGCCTTAGCTTCCTGCCCTTGTGCCCTATCGGTGACGGCTGGCGGGGGCGGCTCCGGCCCTACGGCTTTGGTAGTGCATCCCAGCCGGTCAAAGTCGAATTCCGGTTGTGTAGGCGCGGCCTCTTCCAAAACCTCCGGCTTAATCCTGGCCCTTGCCTGCTTACCCTCACGCACCCTTTTCACGGCTGCGGCTTTGCGTACCGGCTTGCGGGCCGGCTTCGTGGTCTTGCGCATGGTGTATCCCCTTTATGGTGACGGCCCCGCTTGGGGGCCGTCGGTTTGGCCGTTAGAATGACGTGTCATGCTACGGCGGCGTATTGGGCCGCCGTCCATGGCGACTAATCAAGCCTCTTCGGCGATGGCTTCCGGCTCTTCCTGCGGGCTGCACTCGGCCAGCAGGCTTTCCAGTTCGTACACGCGGGCCTGCGCGGCGTCGCGGGCACTGCGGATTGCGGCCTGCACCAGATCATCACGCTTGGCGATGGCGGCAATCAGGGCACCGTACACCTTATAACCCTGCTTCGTGCCCTTCGGGGCGTCGTCGTCCAGCGGGGTCGAATCCAGCACGTTACCGGCGAGGTCATAGGCGACAATCTGGTAGCCCTTCTTATCCTCGCCCTTCTCGTTTTGCGCGTCCAGATTCACGCGGGACAGGGTGACAAATGCCACGCCGTTGACGGCGGTAGCGGCGACGAGCTTGCGACCCGTATCCTTGAAAGAGCCAGTAACGAAAGCGGCTCCACGGTTCGCCATCTGAGCGGCGGCGTATTCAGCGGGCGGCTGGCCGATGTTGTCGGAATAGACGGAGAGGCCGGCGGCGACGAGCAATTCATTACGGTTCATGGCGGTATCCTTTGGGTTATGGTTTTGCGCATGTGCGCGCATATGTGATATTACGGGGTTTAGTACAGGTGTCAATAGCCTAACGCGATTTTCTTACAACTATTTTCAGCGTCGCGGTCCTTTGCAATCGGACTCCCTCACTACGGTAACGCCCCGGCCCGTATGGTGGTAGCCGTGACCTATTAGAACGTGATGCGTCGCCTGATCCACTTGGCCGTCATATGTCCAGCTATCAGGCTGCCATTGAACGATGATGCAATCCCCCACTAGAAACAGGTCAGCGACTACAAAGGCCCCATATTCTGGGAAATGGACGGTTGCGCCAGTATAGATACAGGACATTAGAAAATGTACTCCGGTTCGTCGGGTTCGTCGCAGCATTCGCGGGGGTAGCATTCGGAATAATTGAACTCCCCCGGTCCAGCCATATAAAGACGGTTTGCGATTTTGTCCAGACCATGGGGCAAATCGTCAACGTCTACCGGCTCCCCGTCCAGACTGTAACGAGGGTCGGTAACGTCTAGTTCATCGGGATAACCCGGATCGCCATTGCGTAGGGTGCGGACTCCGGGGGTTATGGTGATCGCATAATCACACGCCAGCGTGCGACCATCGGCGAGGGTGAACGTAGTGCGGACTAGCGTGGTCATGGCTCAACCCTCCAAAGCGGCGAGGATGCGATCAGCGTCGCGGACTACGGCTTGCGCGCTTTTGCTGGTCTGCAATGCGGGGGTGACTTCTGCGAGGAAAGCGAGGGCGCGAATCACGGCGCGTACTTCGTCCAGTGAGGGGAGAGCCGGACCCTCATATGCAATAACTTCGTCAATCGTGCCTTCGATGGAGCGGCCGATATGATGGCGGATAATCATGGCTCTTTTGTCCTAGTGGGTGGGTGTGGGTTTAGTATAGCAAAGGATGGGCGATTAGGTTAACCGTTCGTCGGCTGTTTGATACCGCAATCGCCTAGGGCAACGGTAGTCATGGCGGGTCCAGTATAGCGGCAGGGGCGGCGGCGTAGGGCACGCCACAATCAGCGAGGAAGCGCGGCACGTCGAACGCGGGATTTTGCGCCTTGATACAGTACGCGATTGTACGCGCCACACCATGAATAACCTCTTCCCTAGGGGCACCCCTTAGCAGGGGGGCGACGGACAATTCAGCCTTAAAAACAGCGTGAAGCAAAACGTAGTCTTTCCTAGTCATGACTGCCATCCCTCAATTCAAAATAGAGCCACGTCGGGACTATGACAATAATCATAGTGGCCTGCGCATAAGTGCCGCCGTTTAGAGTCTGGTCGCCCCATGCCACTAGTGCCCATACAATAAGGCCCCATGCAATGGCGAGGCATAGCAGGATCACAAGGCCCCCCAATATGATGCGCACGGCCTTAGGCCACACAAGGGCCAACAAGATAAGCCCTAGCAGCCATGCAATCACGGTCACGGCTTGGCACTCCCGCATGTGGGGAAGATCAGACCACTAGCGGCCTTGCTATCGGTGAAGCCGCGCCCCTTGCGAAGCTGGTACGCCGTGAAGCCCCGCGCGCAGCATTCGCGGGCTGCGATGCTATGCCACGCGGCATCCGCGTTACGGCCATCGAGGATGACCATGGAACGATCGCCTACACCCGGCGACAGATTGCCGGCTAGGTCGGACTTGTAAAATTCTGCGTAGATCATGGCTCTTTAGTCCTGGGGTATTGAGGGATGAAAGGGGGGAGCCTTTCGGCTCCCCCGGTTTGGATCACGCGGCCTTCAGTTCCTTCATGCGCTCGGCGAGGGTCCAGAGGGCGCGATTGATTTTGACGTTCTGGTCAATGCCCGAGACTTCGCGGGTGCTGGTGCGACGGCCGTTAGCATTACGGCCACGGATGCCGCCCTTAATCATGTTTTCCTGAACCCGGTTAAACGTGGTCCAGAGGTCGGCGCTATCGTCTTCCCAGCGACGCGGGCGCAGCAGGTCGCGGGCCGTGATCGGTGCGGGGGCTTCGTCCGTATCATACTTGAGGGTCAACGCGGCTTCTGCAAAGGCGCTTTGTTCGCTACCCAGAAGCTTAATCCCGGCCATCGCGTTGCGCGATTCGTCTACGGCCTTGAAACCGTCCACGACCGTAAACGCTCCCTCGATCACGTCGTCTACGATGTTGCCCTTATGGCGGACACGGATATCGGCCATCTTGTCACCGCAGACCATGCCATTCATGCAGACGAAGCGGAAGCGGCCCGCAAGCATCTGGTAAGAGCTAGTGCCGTCATGGCTGTTAATCAGGATGACTTCGTTAGCCTCTCCCGCGTTGATCTGCGACTCATGGCGCAGGCGCAGCATATGCTTCGTGAATTCGGCTTTACCGGGCACGCGGGTGCGGGACTGGCCGACCATGAACGGCTGGAATCCCTCTTTGCGCAGACCGGCCAAAACGTCAACCGTCGGAACGAAGGTATAACGATCGGAGCGGCTATGGTGCGCGTCACTGGCAAAGATGGACGGGGCCACGCGCATGATTTGCGCATCCGAAAGGGCGTGGTCTGCGCGGTACTGAACGGGGGCGGCGAAACGGGTGGCAAGTGCGTTCATGGCTCTTTGGTCCTTTGGGTGAGTGCTGCGGGGTGAGTGGTTAGATTAGGGGTTAAGGGGCCGAGTGTCAACCCCTTTTTACCACATTTTTCTGAATGGGGATTGGCGCTAGCTTAAAAGGCATTCAGGACGACGCGCAAATCAGACAAGCGCGCGTGTTCGTTCTCTAGGGCTTCAATCTCCCGGCTTACCTTGAACGTCTTAGCGCGTGCGCTTGCCATCTTGCGCGTTACGGTGCGCGCCAGTGTGGCGAGCCGTTCATCTATGGCCCGGACAAGGGCCGCGCGTTCCAGTACGCAAAGGGTGAAGTCTTTAGGGGCGATTTTCATGTTAGTGGCTCCATAGATAACGGCGGAAGATGGCGCGGTGAATGGTGAGGGCCGACACTATGCAAAGCCCGACAATCACGGCCGTCATTTTAGCGTAGCCCGTCATAGGTGACAACATAGAACGACTCTTTGCCACCTCCAAAGGTCTGCGCCGTCGGGTTAGAAACGGGGGTGACGGTCACGTTATATGCGTCTGGGTGACAGGCTGCGAAGTAGTCACGCGCGGCGGCTTCACTTGCGCACATGGCCCCGGTATTAAATGAGTGGTAACCATACACGCGCGGAGTGTGACCGGCTTCCATGGCCTTGAGGCGGCTTCCTTTATTAGCAGTCGTGGCAAGGAAGCGAACAGCAATCAGGCGAGTGAGCATGGCTCTTTAGTCCTATGGTCTGGGATGGTTAAGGCTAGGATACTGCCCCCTCATGTGAAGGGGCACCGGCCTAGGCTTTAGTGTCCTACGATTTGGGTATCCAATGAATGCGAGTGTTCCATGATATAGGCCACGTGCATTTCAGCCTTTGCCAGTCTATCGGGGCCAAAGTAGCGTTTAACCGTGCGCCATTGGCCGTAATCCTTTTCCCCTTCGATCAATTGCTTGATCTGAACAGCGTAGTACGGTCCTGCGGGCTTGGTCTGAATGGTCATTTGTGTTTCCCCGTTGCGTTTCAGTGGGTACAGATTACCCCCTTTTTGCCATGTGGTATATAGTGGTCAATACCGTTCGTCGGTTGAAAGCTACCGTTCGTCGCCAAGTGGGGTCAGAGGGGGTCATACCAAAGGTCAGGGGTGACCCCTACGTAAGTGCTTGATTGCGCAGGAAAAGGGTCATAGGGGTCAGGGGGGTCATACTCTTTTATATTTAATGATGAAGTAAGGGAAGAGCAATAATAAATGCGCTTTTTCATGTTGGCGATATAGGACTAACTAAAAAGGGGGGGTGACCCCCGACCCCTAGTGACCCCCTAGGCTGGCGCGGTCTAAGCGGCGGCCCTAGGGTTTGGGGAAGGCGGCCCCCACGCTCCGGCTTGCGCACCGTATCCCGCTTAGCTATGGGCCGAATTTCAACGCGCGGGGGTTGGCTGGTACGCTGGCAGCGGGTGGGGGGTGTGATCGCGGCCACGGCGTTTCTAGGCCCGGCTTCAGCTTTGTGAAGGGCGTTCCACGTGGAACCTCCGATCCTGAACAGGGGGCTTTCGTCGCAGGCTGGAATGCACAGAACGGCGGCCCTGTCAACTACCGTTCGTCGGCTCGCGTCGCACGCATCCGGGCTGTTCCACGTGGAACATGCACATGCGTCGGACGCGACTCCATCGCATACGACCGACCGAGCAGGGCGGAGACAGGTACATGAACAGGGGGCAAGGCCGAAGGCCGGGGGATACCGGAAAAAGCGCCCGCCCAGCTAGCTTGCTACCACACCCCCGCTTAGGAAAAACAAAACACGGAAAAGCCACCGAGAAACCCTGTCTTATTTACCATGAGATTACACATGGCACGTAATCTATTTACCTATGACCCCCTAGGGTATATACTCGGCGCTATGGCCGCTTATCCAAGAAGGTGAACGCCATGTATCGCGTCGAAGCCTTTGGAGAGATAGTTATTCCAAGTGATTGGGTTTTCTATACGCCTATTGCGCAGAGGTTGCGTGACGCGAATAACGAGGAAGCATTGCAGGATTTAGTGAACATTATCAGCCGCATTAGAAGGACACGCGCGGTTAGATACTATGCCGCATTGGGCGATGATGTTACGACAAATCTGGCAGGACGCGAACGATCTACAAAAGGGGTCAAAGAATGAATAACCTCCCAAGCCTTTTGATTGATGAATCCCCCGAGGCAGAATGGGCACTTGCTGACCCCAAATCAATTGCCGGTCGCGTCACACGCGCACGTAATGAGGGGTTCGTAAACCTTACCCCCTATCAGCGGCAGTTTGCCCTTGAATTCGTGCTGTCTGGCGCCTCCCTCAAGAAGATCGCACGGGTTATGGACCTGCCCCGGCCCATGATTCAGAAAATGTATAACGACCCCATTACTCGCGCGTATATAACTGACTTGCAGAAAGAAGTAGCCGCGCAGCGCGTTATTAATGACCAGTGGGTGGAGAATCAGATTCTACAGAATATGCCCAAACTACTCGGCGAAGAGCCGGTAGATATCGTTACGTCAAAAGGCTCCCACGTAAAACAGAAAAAATACCACGCGGCAGAACTCGTCAGTATCTTCAAGCACTTTGGTGGGGGCCAGGAAAACAAGGGCGCTACAGGCTCCGGCGTCAATGTGCAAATCAACTTCGGAGATATCCTCAGCAAGCCGCCGACCGTGACGCTCAATATGGACGATGCGGAAGATGCGTGACTATCGCCCGAATAAGAACGTACAACTCCCTAATAACTGGTTCCCAATGGCCCACCAGAGGGAATTCTTCGACTACCTGTTTGAAGACGGTAAATTTCCGGAGAAGAAACGTGCGTTTCTCACATGGCATCGACGGGCAGGTAAGGACTCCTGTTCTATCAACGGATTGGCAATCGCGTCGCAGCTACGGACAGGTACGTATTGGCATCTTCTTCCCACCCTTAACCAAGGCCGGAAAGTCGTATGGAACGGCGTGGATTCGTCTGGCCGCCGCATTATCCACCAAGCCTTCCCGAAAGAACTCATTGAAGTATCGAATGAAAACGAAATGAATTTGCGCCTCAAAGGGGGCAGTTATTACCAAGTAGTGGGCAGTGATAACTACAACTCCCTAGTGGGCTCAAACCCCATCGGAGTCATCTTTTCGGAATGGGCGCTCTCCGACCCCGCTGCGTGGGATTTCGTTCGCCCCATTCTGCTTGAAAATAAGGGCTTCGCAGCCTTCATTACCACACCACGCGGAAAGAACCACGCATATAAGCAATGGAAGCAGGCCAGAAAGCCCGGCTCTAACTGGTTTACCAGTAGCAAAACTATCCGTGATACGTTCCGCAATAATGGGGAACGGATTATCACAGAAGAGGACATTCAATCAGAGCGGGATGAGGGGGTGGCGGATGAGATCATCGAACAAGAGTATTACTGTTCATGGGAAGGCATTAATTTCGGTAGCATATTCGGACGGCAACTTGGTAAGTGCGAAAATCAGCAGATCGACTATGACGAACCATTCATCCCTGATCTTCCG